TCACAAGAGCAAAAGAAACACTACACATTTTAGAACCACGCAATTATGAAAGGGCTTATGTTCTTTGATACAAATAAACTAGCATATTGTGCATCTTTTATGGACGGAGAAGGCTATATAGAATGGACTATTAGAGAGAAAAAAAACGGTAAGGGTAAGAAACACCTTACACATATATATAGAATGGAAATTTGTAATACAGATAAAGATTTAATTAAAAGTTTATACAACGATTTTGGTCAAGAAGGTTTTCTTTTTGAAGTTAAACCAAGATCAAAAAAACATCAAGAACAGTTGCGTTGGGGTATGTCTCATAAAAAACTTTATAGATTATTAAAATTAATACTTCCTTTTATGAGAGAAAAAAGAAAAATTAATAAAGCAAAGGAGATAATAAAATGGGTAGAAAATCGAAAAATGGAATAAAAAATGATATTTAAAAAGAAACAATCTGCCTACGATAAACAAATAGGTGGTAATCATTATAATAAGTTTCCTATACAACCGGCCGATTTCATCAATAAAAACAAGTTGTTATTCGCCGAGGGAAATGCTATAAAGTACATTATGAGACACCCCCATAAGGGGAGCGGCAAGCAAGATTTAGAGAAGGCGATACACTACATAGAAATGATTATTGAAAGGGACTACCCATACCGTGAATAAGCCCATACAGATGCCAATGTTTAAACCGGAAACAGAGTGGGTTCCGCCTACACATTTACCAGATTTAAAAGAACACAAAGAAATTGCAATCGACTTAGAAACAAGAGATCCAAATTTATTAACAATGGGTTCTGGTTCTGTACGTGGTGATGGTGAAGTGATTGGTATTGCCGTTGCTGTCGAAGGATGGTCAGGTTACTTCCCGATCAATCACGAAGGTGGTGGTAACATGGACCGCGAATTAGTATTGGATTGGTTCGAAGAAGTTTTACACACAGAAGCTACAAAAATATTTCACAACGCAATGTACGATGTATCCTGGATACGTTCCATGGGTTTCTATATTAATGGTGGCATTGTTGACACATTGATTGCTGCATCATTAATAGATGAAAACAGATACGGCTATGCACTGAATACACTTGGCAAACAATATGTAGGCATGGGTAAAAACGAAAAAGTTTTACAGGCTGCTGCAAAAGAATGGGGTGTCAATCCTAAATCAGAAATGTGGAGACTGCCTGCACCATTGGTTGGTGACTATGCAGAACAAGATGCAGTTGTAACATTAAAGTTGTGGCATGTATTACAGCACGAAATTTCTAAACAAGATTTGTGGGATGTATTTAATCTAGAAACTAATCTGTTCCCATGTTTGGTTGACATGAAATTTAAAGGTGTACGCGTAGACGTTGACAAAGCAGAGGCTACAAAGAAACAATTAACAATTACAGAAAAACAAATACACCGCGACATAAAAAAGTTAGCAGGTTTTGAAGTAGAGATATGGGCAGGAGCTTCTATAGCTACAGCTTTTGACAAAGTCAATCTGCCATACGACAGGACAGAAAAAGGTGCACCATCATTTACTAAAAATTTTCTGGCAACACATCCAGCAGAACTACCAAAACTAATTAACCAAGCACGTGAGATTAACAAAGCCAATACCACGTTCATTGAAACAATATTAAAACACAATCACAAAGGCCGCATCCATTCAGACATCAATCAAATACGTTCGGATGATGGCGGCACAGTTACAGGACGATTTAGTTACAGTAACCCGAACCTGCAGCAAATTCCTGCACGGCACAAGGAACTTGGCCCGTTAATACGGAGTCTTTTTGTACCAGAACAAGGCACCAAGTGGGGCTGTTTTGACTACAGTCAACAGGAACCAAGACTTGTTGTACACTTTTCATCGCTCTTACGATTAGAGGGATCACAAATGATTGTTGATCAATACAATGCCGGCGAAGCAGACTTTCACCAGATGATAGCTGACATGGCCGGCATTGAACGTAAGCAGGCAAAAACAATTAACTTAGGATTAATGTACGGCATGGGTAAGAATAAATTAATGGCAGAGCTAGGACTATTAAAAGATGCTGCCGAGAAACTAATCAAGACATACAATCAGAAGGCACCGTTTGTACGCATGCTATCAGATGCTGTATCACGTAGAGCAGATGACAGCGGTAAGATCAGAACGATCGGTGGCAGGTTGTGTCATTTTGATTTGTGGGAGCCGCATGGTTTTGGTATTAAGAAACCATTGCCGCATGCAGATGCACTCAGGGAACATGGACCGGGGATTAAACGCGCGTTCACATACAAAGCATTAAACAAACTAATACAAGGGTCCGCTGCAGACATGACTAAACAATCTATGTTGGCATTGTACCAAGAAGGTATTGTTCCACACATACAGATACATGATGAATTAGATATTTCTGTTGAGTCTCCAGAACAAATAGAAAAAATTACAGAGATCATGGAGGCCGCAGTAACTTTAGAAGTGCCTAACAAAGTAGATTATGAAGAAGGCGATAGCTGGGGAGATATAAAAGGATGAGAAAGATACTAAAAACAATACATAAATATTCGTGTAAGATCACAAGTTGGTCTTGGCAGAAATTG